CCATGGCATAGCCCTTGATCTTACCCGGCACTTTCTTACCCTTGGCCATCACTTTCGGCTTGTTGCCTTTCTTGGTGACGGCACCCATACCGCGACACTGCATCATTTCAGATCTCCTATTTACCTTGACTGTAGAACTTACGGCGGGCTTCCCGCATCTTGCGAGTCATCTCGGCATCCTTGACCTCTTGCATGGCCTGCCGCTCTTTCTCGCTGTACTTAGGAGCATCCATAATGTATCGACCGGCATTGCGCATTCCGGCACCCGCATTGCGCGGATCTTCCATCATGTCACCAAACCGACGACCCACCGAGTCCTTGTACATGGTAATGCCCTTGCCGCCATACTTACGCTGCATGGCGCCACGAGCTTCAGACAACGCAATGGCAACAGCCTGATCACGGCTCTTGACCTTCTGGCCAGAACCCGACTTCAGCTTGCCACGCTTGAACTCACCCATCACTTTCTCAACCTTCTTCTTCGCCTTGGGCGAAGCAGGGGCTTTCATAATCTCTTGTTTCATGTTGCCTCTGTTCATTGGAACTTACCCCTTACGAAATCGAGAGCCGCCTGGAGGCGACGCTTTACTGCCGCCAGCACCTGCCCAAAGGACTTTTCTGGCCCAGTAGTTGGCTGAGAAGGGGTCACTGGCGGTGTTACGACCACCTTTCCCTTTGATCCCCGCGCTGCGCGCAAGGTAGTTTTTCCGCGCTTCCGGCGAGTAGTTGTGGCCATAACCTCTCCGTCCAAACCGAACCAGTTTTACCTTATCGCCCTTCTTTGCTAACACCACCTTCTTGTGCGTGTCACCAGCCGGGGCGTTCTTGGGCTTGTTAAATCCCGAGAACTTCTCACCGCGATATTCGATGCCGCCAGACGGCAGTCGTTTTACGCCCTTCACCATTAGGTGTACTTCTTGCTCACGTACAGAATGATCGTGTATCGATCACCAGAGGCCGCGCCAATGGTGCTAAACAAAACGTCTCCCGTCTTGCCGGCACCAGAGTTATTCCAGAGACCGCCGATATCATCGAACTGATACTCATAGAACTGATCGGGGCCGAGCGTCATTGCCACCACATCGGTCGTGGCATCCCACAGGATGTCCACACCCATACCGACTGTAGAGGCGTAGATACGATCGATTGACACCGTGCTGCACACCTTACCGGCAGGTGCAGCAAGAGCCGATACGTCAACCTTCACAACACCGGTTTCGCCGGTGCCATCGCTAATGTTAGTGAATTTAAGAATAGCAACGCGATCTCCATCGATCAGCGTTTGACTTGCTACTGCATCTGCCATGTATGTCTCCGAAGGATAGCGGGGAGTAATCTCCCCGCATACCTAAAGGCTAATTTAGTGACTTTATTAGGCAGCAACAGCGCCGTTCAAAGCCACAATGCTCCAACCAGCTGACGTGTAGATCAGCATCGCACTTTCGCCCACGCCAGTGAACGTAATCGTGCTGAAACCAATCTTCGTGGTCGGCGTAAGAACCGCCGAACCGCCATCAACGGTGTGGACAATAATCTTAACTTCACCCACAGAACCATTAGCCAACGTCAGGGCTTGCGCAGCACCCGTCGTGGTGAGAGAAGTGAATGCATTGACGATATCTACCGCACCAACGCCAGAGAGCGACTGGGTGCCAAGAATAACGTCCTTGCCAAAAGAAGAATTAACAGTTACGGCACCAGTGCTGCCATCAACAGTGACGCTCTGAAAGCCATTCTCTGATCTAACCGGGCCGTTAAAAGTTGTGCTAGCCATTTAATCTTTCCTCACATGCGAGTTACCCATATCCGTCTGCATGTCGTCAGCCTAGTCTGTCTGATATGGGAGGTAAACCTAGGATAAAGAAAAAGAGGGGGTCTTGCGACCCCCTCCTATTTGCTTCTTACGAAGCGCCGGGCGATCCGAAGATGCCGAGCGGATCAGACACACCGAACGAATAACGCTCGCGAGCCTTGTACCGCACGTTGCCGGTGTCGAAGTCTCCATCCATGCTCGTCTCAAGCGGCGCACGGACAAAGTGCTTCATGCCATTCGGCACGTCGGTCATCAAGAACCAAGCGTTCGTGTCAGTCAGGTAGTGATTCACAGAGAACCCTTCCGGAATGACACCCATCGACTTCAGGGCGTTGATGTCGTTGTCAGCGGTCGCCGGACGGAGTTCCGTCGCGAGGATACGCTGAGCCACGAACATCAGGTCAGGCGGAACGATGAGCTTGCGCGGGCGGGCAGCGATCAAAAGACCACGCTCGTCCGTCCAGTCAGCGATCTGAATGACTGCCGCTTCCAACGACGTCTCGTTCAGGTCAGTCCCCGTCGCAGGACGGTTGGAGTTGACGCCACCCGACACCAAGGGGTGCGAGGTGCTGAACAACGTAACACCGTCGCCCGACTGGTACGTGTTGAAGCCAGCGTTCAGCGGGTAAGCCGCCTTGACTTGCTTCGTGTACGCCATCGCACGAGCGAGAGCCTTGGTGTAACGCGACGAGAGCGAGTCATAGAGGTTGTCCTCCATGGCTTCTTCCGTGATCGCGAAACCCATAGCAATCGTTTCGTGGTTGTAGCGAGCGGTGAACGACTCTTGGGCGTTGTCGTAGGAGATCGCAGAGCCTTCGTTCTTGACCGGCGCAGCGCCGAATCCCGAAAGCTTCACTTCCTCTTCGAACGAACGCTCGGAGTTTTCCGTCTCATAGATCTCCGCATGCTCGTCTTCGTACTTCTTGTACTCAAGGCCGAACAGGGCGTTAAGGCCCGGAAGGAGTTCCTTGAGCAACTGTGCGCGTGAAATTGCCATTGCTAGTTACTCCTAATTAAACGCCAGTCGCGGTGGTCAACTGGTGATTGTTGAACTTAACAATCACATCAGTGAACGCATCGCCTACTGCGCTATTGGGGCCATCCACAAACGCCACGATACGAAGCGGAAGCGTCGAAGTCGTGTTGATCGTGGAACCATCCAGAGCGTTCTTGCTGTTACCGATAGCGGTAGAGCCAGCCGTCTGAACGATAGCCGCATTGTTACCCAAAGCCGTCTGAGCGAGCGTCTCGTCAGACTGGATCTGGAAGACTGCCCACGGATCGTCAACGACGTAGGCAAACGCATCCGAAGCCACAGTGCCGGTCGGCCAGTACTGAGCGAAGGTGAGTTCCTTGGTCGTCGGGTTCGTGTAACGGCAGCCGACAAAAACGCCGATCGGGGTCAAAGTGGACGTTCCGGTGTCTTTTTCAACAACACCGTCAGACACCAACTTCACAACGTCGCCGTAGAAAATGTTAGCAGCATAGCCGCTAGCAATCTTGTAGCTGTTGAAAGCATTGTTGTCCGGACGACCACCAAGAACGCCCACGGGCCGCATCCCATACGGGGTAGCAGTGCTAGACATACTTGATACTCCTATTAATTAAAAAGACGGCTGCCAGGAACCATTCCTAGTTGCCGCCACCAAACGTGACTCTCGTCTTTCGTTCCGGCTTGAGCATCGGCATGCGCGGGTCGTTTTCACGCAGGTAGTTGTTGTCGATAGAGTTCACTTGCTGCTCGGCCTTCTGTGCATAGAAGTCCTGGCGAGCTTGTGATTTTTCCACCGGCATCTTGCATAGCAAGAGACCACCTACTTCAATTGCTCCACGCTTAGCCCACTCCGAATTGTGATCAGACATGATCTGCAGTTCGGGATGATCTTCAGCTCGTACAGGCTCCCAGCCCTCACGAAGGCGCATGGAAGTGTTTTTGTTATCTAGGTTACCTAGAGATGCAGTACGTACCCACCGAAATACCCAACCGTCTTGCGGGATGGGATCTGGCAGAACCGAAGGGGGTTTCCAACTCTCAGGCCGAGTTTCGTTAGCACGAGTTTCAATTTCGCGAGGTTTGCGCACATTAGCCATTTTTCATCTCCTTCATAACTTGCATGGCGTACTGTTGAGGAGTCAATCCAAGTCGCTTGGCGAGGGCAACTTGTGTGGCCGTCAACTGCACTTTGCGTGGGGCTGATCCGGTATTTCGAGTTGCCGGGGCCACAACGGGCATCCGTTTGGATGCTTTTTTCGGGGTCGCAGTGCGAGTCTCAACTTCGTTTACCTCATCGGCATCGAAGTCATCTGACTCATCATCCTCCGAAAAACGGTCAGGGAATACCTGACGCATTCTTTTGTTGATGGCAGCGTAGTACTCATCGGTTGATGCGTAGTCACTGCCATTCTCCGAGATGAGCTTCTGGTGTACGCCATAAGCAAAACTGGTCATCTCGGGGTCTTTACCAAACCACTGATTTTCTGACTGCCATCGAGCAGCTCGCGGATCAGGTCTTGGCGCTGATTGGGCTGCCTGCTGAAGAACATTCTGCGGAGCTTGCTCCACTTTAGATTCTTTCAGCTTGGCTGCAATCTGGCTTGCATAAGAGGGGGCGGCTGCCTCAGTCAACTGTGCGCGGGTCAAACTCTGTTGAGCCTTAACAATCGCATCAGCGTCACCGGCTTCATGTGCGCGGCGCAACTCAACTTCGGCTAGTGAAGCGGCAGCTTTAGCTCGCTCCACAATTTGTTGTTGAATCGCTTTTTGGCTATCCGACACCAGCGAAGCAAGGCGCTTATTTTCCTCTTGCACTCGCTGAGCATAACTGATGGCCTCATCGCGCAAACGGGCAGCATCTTCTCGCTGCCGCCGTTCCTCATGGTAATCGTACTTGAGCTTATCGATGCGCTTCTTAACTCGCGCACTATAGCTCTCTACTTCGTCATTACCCTCATCGCTTTCCTTTACGGCCTCTGCCTTCTTCGGCTTGCGATCTTCTGGCTTGCGAGGATCAATGACTTCGACCTTGATTTCGTCGTCTTGATCGGAGTCACCTGCTCGGGGAAGGATTTGGGTTTTGATTCCGAAGAATTTGCTTTCTTCGGACTGGGGGGCAGAATCTTCTGCCACTGATTCAACTTCATTGTTCTCGTCACTCATACTCGCTCAACTCCGCGCGGGTCATCCACCACGGCCTCAACCGAGTCATCATTGATGATTCGGAATTCCTTGCCGTGAATCTTGACTCGGGTACCGCTGTACGCCCGAAACACCACCCAATCACCTTCTTTGCAGTAGGCACCAGTGGGGAATCGCTTCTCATCCTTGTAAGCATCCGGCCCGAGCTTCAAAACAAAGCCCACCACGGTGGCCACTGTTTCGTTGCGAACAGTCTCTGTTGCTTTGAGGATGCCACCTTCAGTCTTTTCTTCGACTTCCGGTAGAGCAATCAAGAGCTTAAATCCCTTCGGATCAGGCAATTGCGTTGCTTTCTTCTCAGGGGGCGATTTCGCTTCTTTTGGAAGCGGATTAACGAGAGCAATACTTGTCATTACTACCTCTTTGCGTGGAACATTCCACGTTTGCGCTAAATCATTAGCTATTTTCGAGACGATCCTTAATATCCAGGATTTCTCGTTCTGCAAGGGCTAAGCCCTCGATTACTCCGCACAGTCTTTTGTACTCTGCGAAGTCTTGGCATGAACCCGTAGCGACGTTATCCGCGTACTCGTTCATGTATTTGCGGAGTTCTGATCTCAAAAACTCCAGCACTTGTTCAGCTTGCAAGAGAAATTACTCTCCAGTTATACGACGACCTAATTCTAGGCCCACATCCACGCCTTTTTGCATCTCGGCAGAGTCGATCTGCTTGCGATCCGTTTCGGCGCTGATAACAGTGTCGATCATACGCTGTTGTACCGCAGCTTGTGCAACTCTCTCTTGCGAACGAATGCGTTCGACCTCGATAGCGTTGCGAGCCGCAGCGGTTTGAGCGGATTGAGCGAGTTTTGCCGCCGCTTCTTGCGCTTTGCGCTGAACGTCGGCTGCGCGAATCTGCAGTTCCTTTTCCTTCTGCATGACAATCGGGTCTTGCAGCAGGGCTTGGTTCTTCTGCATCTCGGCAATCTTGGCTTGAGCAATCGACATCTGGCTTGCAGCCGCTGCAATAAGCGGGCTGAGTCGCTTTTCGACGTCGGCTGGCAGTACTTCGCCTTCGGTTGGCAGCGGGATACCCATCTGCTTCTCGACATCTTGGCGATACTGAAAGGCCAAGTGTTCGCGCACATGCGCATCGAGAGCCGCTGCCATAACCGGAAACGCCGGTGTGTTCTGCAGCATCTGGAAGGCTTGGCTTTGCTGAAGAGACATGTGAACCGCAATGTGCGCAGCGTGATCTTGGTACGCAAAAGCCTTGATCGGCTTCTGATTGATCACGTTGGAGTTCTCTTGCACCGGATCAATCGGGGTCTCCGACTCATCCGGCTTGATGATCTCATCGACATTCTTGATGCCCATGCTTTCGAGCATCTGACGGTGCAGCACCTTCATGTCATACAGCTGCGGGGCAGTCGAAGACAACTGCAATGCCGCTTGGCTCTGCATGATTCGCTGAGCCATGCTGTTGGCATTGGGGTCGCTGACCGGAATGACATCGATGCGATCATCGAAATCTTCGGACTTGATCTCGACGCCACCCTCAACCTCGTAAGGATATTCGGGTTCGTCGTAGTCCTTGATAATTCCAGAGAGTAGCTTTAGCTCCTGTCGGAACGAGGCATGCAATCTCGCCTGAATTGCACTCATGACTTTCATGGTGCGTTCAAGGATGGCGAGCGTGGTGCCGACCGGAGCCTCGGCATTCATGTCAGCCACCTTCATATCGGCAAGGGAGGCAAACCGCCGACCCTCATCGATGATGTTATTCAGGAGGCTATAGAGAACCGCCGAAGGTTCTTTGTACGGAAGGAACGTGATGTTGTCGCGGATGCTACCACCCGGCACATCGACATCGCGGAACTCACCCGGTGCGATGGGCGTGTCGTCGCCTTTGATGCGAAGACCACGCGCCTTGAGGCCACCAGGAAGGTTGGACAAAGTGCCTGCATCCACCAACTGCCGCAGGATGCTGGTCGCACTCTTTGCCAACCCACCAATCAGGTGGATAAGGCCGAAGGCATAGAAACCGACCCCCGGCAGATAGCGGTAATGCACAAAATGATCCCGCTTCTTTTTAAGCGGGTCAGATTCTTCCCAGTTACGGCGAATCGCCAAGATCTTTCGAGAACTCTTGTCGATGGTCACCACGTAGGGCAATGCGATTCCGGTC